TTGCATTATAGATTTCTCCATTACAAATCCATGTAATTCCGTTTCGGGTGAACGGCTGCATTCCCTTCGGATTCAAACCATTAATTGCGAGACGAGTAAAACCGAATGTGCCACAAGACTTTTTAAGAATCTCAGTCGTTTCAGGTCCACGATTCTTTAGCTTGGCAACACATTCCTCAATGTCCGGACATTGTTTACCAATGCAGGCAAAGATGCCACACATTTGTTCTTTCTAGATAACTGAATTTCAGGCTTTTAGATAGAACGCATGGACTTCAGCCAATACATCAAAAATATACAGTCTGGTACTCAATGGATTAACTATCAGGCTCAGGTGCTAACACCGCAGAGAGGTTATGGAAATACGACTCCGCTTAGTACATTAACAACTGCGATATACAAGTATTCAGATTATGAACAACGTGACCTGATTGCACAAGGACGATTTTATCTAAGTACGGTAAATGTCTATACAACGAATGCTCAGTAGGGCTAGTATGGTGGTATATAAGACAAAGGCGGAGCGTGTTCAAGAAGCAGTAACGCTTTTAATGAAACTAAAAGAACTTGGAATAGTCGTATCTGACCCCGGCTATAAACAGGCAAAGGCATTCTTAGATACATGGATTAAGGATGGTGAGGAGGCGACACATGAATTCTGGTTTGCGCGATATGGGCGAAAGGCGGTGATTGACCTACCCAAGCGTGTAGAAAGGGCGGCAACATTGAAACTGCTTGCACCTATTGAAGAGGCAGAGGCAGAGGCAGACGCGTGAATCCTTAATAGAAAAACTCATTCATCATAGACAAGAGTCGCTGATGAATGCGGGTAATGTAACAAGTGAAGGACCTCTTTATGAACTCATTTCACGAGGCAATAAGGATGTCTATTTTATCTCAGATGATGCGGCTGCGCTTTTTCCATATGATAATCGATATGAGCCGCAGCCAGCACTCATTCACGAACTTCGTCGTATTCCGCCCCTTCAAGCCACTGAGTTTGGTAGGTCCATTGAATTTCAATTTGAAATCGCAGGAGATGTTGTCATTGAGCCGACGCTGGTGATTGACCTACCTACATGGCTTCCTGAAGCACAGGCTGCTCTTAACGGTAATTCACGTATTACTGATTCTGCAGGCATCTCCTATGGATATACACGTGGTATTGGGTATTTTCTCTTTGAAAAGATTCAGTTTTTCCAGGACCGACTCCTTTTACAGGAATGGAGTGGAGATGAACTCTTTGCCACTACTCGTAGTCGTGGCTCACTCGGTTCAGCCTTTCTGGAAAATGCGCTAACAGGAGTTCATAATGGCTCAGACCTGGCGATTCAACGAAATGCGACACCTGGTCGTCTACGACTCGCTTTACCACTTGTAGGATGTCAGAGTGCGGATGATGGTGGTTTTCCGCGAATTTGTGCTACAGAACAGGCGTTTCGTGTACGATGTGTCCTACGAAAACTGGAGGACCTTGTGGAAGCATCAGATGGACGGGCGAAGCCAACGCCTTGGGGCAAAGACTTTCAGATACAAACAAGTGTAGGTATAACAGCCTTTACTACAATTGGACGTCTTGATATTCCGTCACCTGTGATTCAGCTTGAAACACGTCATATCTATACGGACCGTGAAACACAAGATATGCTGCGTACAAGTGTCTTAACTGTGCCGTTTGAGCGTCATTATGAGAATAATTTTACACAGGGACAGATTGATTATGCTCCGTTGTCACGTGGAGGAACAGCCTTTGTATCCCGACGTCTAGATGGCGAACATCCAGCTGTTCGTAGTGTCATGAGCTTTCGTACAGAAACGGCATTACAGGCGAATCAACGTTGGAGCTATACGAGTAATGCCTATACTGCGCTGGCACTAATTATTGCGGGTCGTGATAGAGAGACGTCATGGAGTTCACTTGTATGGCATGAACTTGTCCAACATGCTAAAGAAGAGCGGGATTCAGGATACAGCTTATCATTTATGAACTGGTCTCTGGGAGATCTTGTGGGACGGAATGCTCCATTTGCTCGGCAATTGGAGGGCTCCATTAACTTTACCACGGCGGATCGACCGACGCTTTTGATTACACTTGCGTCTTTACCCGGGACACCCAATACCTTTTTAGATGTTTATATGGAAACTTGGGCGGCATTAGAGTTTGAAAAGGGTCGTTCAGCATTACTGTTTGGAAACTAATTGCGGCGATTGCGACGAGTGAGCTCACGGCGATTGCGGCGATTACGGCGCGTGCGACCACCCTTCAGTGCTTGTTTACCACGATATAAAACATCTGCTACACCTGCCACACGTTGCGCTGTACCCTTTGCAACAGACTGCGCCCGCCCAGCCGCATATTTCGCGGCAGCAGCAGTACCTTCTGCGGCAGCACGCGCGGCAGCAGCTGTACCCTCTGCGGCAGCACGCGCGGCATTTGCACCAAGACCAACACCGGAACTTTGGGTATTTTTCATTCCATCATCATAGTTTTTCTTTAATTCAGTCGCATCTTTGCCTGAAATAGTAAAGTTCGGCTTTCCAACTCTACGTATATCGACTTCAAATAGACCTGTAGTATAATTAAAATATGTCCATTGGGGACCAACTCCAGAGGACTGGGCGGCTGTACGCGCAGCAGTCTGACGAAGAGTATTTGTACCAAATCCAAAACTATAACCTGTCTTCTTTACAGTCCCAGGCGCAGGCGCAGTCGCAGCCACGGGCGCAGTTGCAGGCGCAGTTGCAGGCGCAGTCTTTTTACCAAATCCAAACATTTCTTATAGTCTAGTCTTAGATTTAAATCTATTCTATGAACTATACTTTAATGAAACTTGCCGTCTATGCTGTACGATATTCCGAACCAATTGAACCTTTTATTCAAGCCTATTATGATTGCTCAGGTGTACGCGAGGCGGAGTTACGTGGAACATTATCTTTAACAATTATTAATAATTTCGGGGTGATTGAGCATCCAACTGTAAAGATTCTTAATAATGTAGTACGTCCCGACTTTTCAACAGGTCATTTAGCTAGAAGTTGGAATCAATGTATTCTAAACGCCTTTAAGAGTCTTGCTGAGCCGGCAGTAGATGCTCTCATTGCCATTCAAATCGATTCACGTCTTTCACCCGACTGGCTTCAAAAGGTCTATGAGTTACCACGTGACTGTCACTACCTATCAATTGGACGTGGTGACGAATGTCAGTTTATTCGTCCTGAATGTATAGAAACCGTTGGATTATTTGATGAACGCTATTGTAACATTGGATATCAAGAAATGGATTATTTTATACGTGTATTTATTGGTCTTCGTAATCATGGAGCCTATTTAGATAATGCTCATGGTCGTTATTGGAATCCTTGGACCGATATAATACACGAATATCATTTTATACAGCGACCCCTAGGGGATATTATTAAAAATGAAGCACATTGTAAAAGTGAAGAGTTTCATACAATATCTGCAAAGGTCTTTTTGTATAAATGGGGGTTTATTAAAGACTGGTCAATCGATTCGCTTTTAACTCTTCCTGTTGATATTGTTTATAAAAAGGAATTTAAATACTATCCGTATTTTGAAAATTATATTAATCCGAATGTTTACATTCTTAACTAAGAGTAGGTTGAGAGATACACTCTGGGTCGGATTTCTATTGGTTTTAGTCTTCGCATCAAACTATTTTGTTCAAGTACTTGGCGATGAGTTCTATAAGTCAGACCAGCAAGGTAAGATATTTGATTTACTTCATATAAATCTTCCTGATCTTCATGAGTACAAACCATATAATAATATCATTATAAGTTTGACTGCACTTAGTTTCTTTTTTATTCCGAATGCGCTTCCGATTGTCAAAGAGTTTGGCGCAAAATTTCTATTGATTATGGTGATTCGTGCCATTACAACCATCGCAACTATTCTTCCTAAACACGACAAGTGCGATACGGCAATGGGATTTATCCATTATTTTAAGGGCAACTGCTACGATAAGGTCTTTAGCGGGCACACCGCCTTTGTCTTGCTAGCTACACTGATTTTTTTGAGACAGGGAATCATAAGTCCCGCATTCTTTTACTTTATTAACTTACTCAATATGGCGATGATTATCTTGACACGGTCTCATTATACAGTGGATGTAATTCTTGCCGTTGTGATTACATATTTAGTGTATGACGGCGATTACCACGTTTTTACTGATTTTTTCAAGACAACTAAATAGGTGTGAAATTGGAATATTGTATGTATTCCTCTATAGTTTACTTGGTCTATGTACGGTTTGCGGGAAAAAAACGAATCTTTACCAGTAGGTAGAGATGGCGTATACATTTAACTGGGTTCCTACACCAGGTCAAAATAACAGTTTTGTAACAAATAATAATGGCACTGGACGTGCGATTGTGAATGCTCAACAATACCCATTTAATTCTCCACTCTATATCTGTATTCCACCCATCACTTTTCAAGGAGGTGATACAGGTGCTACGACACTCTATAATTTTGCTAAGACAATTGCGACATGTGGACTAACGACTACAGTACAAAATCCAGCAATTAATTATAATGGTAACCGATTACCTACAGGAGGAGCATTTACATTAAATGGTAATCCATGTGGAAGGTATGAATATAATGTACTGCCTACAACAGTATTTAATCAACAATCTGATATTTATAATCTTGGTCTCTTTTCTGGTGTAAATGATTCAGTAAGTAATTG